GACGACATTAGGTTTTGACGTTAGACTTGTAAAAGGTTATACGAGTCAAATGTCTAGAAAACAAACCCCGGAAACCTTTTGGTCCAGAGTAAACAAGGGAGCAGACGATGAGTGTTGGGAATGGAGCGGCGCTACTAACAGTACCGGATACGGGACCACGAGTTGGCACGGTGTTTATTACACGGCCCATCGGGTTGCCGCTTGGCTCTCCGGTTTGGTTGAATCTCCAAGTCGCCCTGCACACAGTCGGGATAAGGGGCACGTCTTACACAGGTGCGACAACCGTAAGTGCTGCAACCCGAACCATTTCTTCTTAGGCAACTTCACGGACAACATGAAGGACGCTTACGACAAGAAGCGAAAAGTGCAGCCGAAAGGCGCTGCCCATACCAACGCAAAATTGACCAACGACCAAGCAGAGGAAATCAGGAAGCGATACGCTGCCGGGGAGTATCAAGTCCCCTTAGCTAAAGAGTACGGCGTCAGCCAGCGCGTAATCAGCTTGATCGTTCGAGGGGAGTCATACAAGTGCATGTAATAGTTATAGATTTCGAGACGATGTATGATCGTGGATATTCGTTATCGCGCGTAACCACGGAAGAATACATCCGTGATGAACTGTTTGAGGTTATCGGCGTATCAGTACAGGTCGATGATGGCGAACCGCAGTGGTTCAGTGGAACCAAGGCGCAGACTAAGCAGTGGCTGGAGCAGTTCCCATGGGACAACGCCATAGCTGTTGCGCACAATGCCATGTTCGATATGTCAATTTTGAACTGGGTTTTTGATATAAGGCCCAAGCGTATTGCAGATACTCTCTCCATGCTGCGCGCACTGGATGGACCCGATGCCGGGAACAGTCTGGCCAAGGCAGCCGAGCGCTATGGCCTTGGCGTCAAGGGTAACGAAGTAGTCAACGCACTGGGCAAAGGGCGGATCGACTTCACACCTGAAGAACTGGCCCGCTACGGGGAGTACTGCAAGAACGACACGGCCCTGACCTACGACCTGTTCAAGATACTCTGCGAACACCTGCCGCTGTTCGAGATGAAGCTGATCGACCTGACCATCCGTATGTTCAGTGAGCCTGTGCTGCAATTGGATAAGGGCGTGCTTGAAGACCACTTGGCTGACGTGAAGGCCAAGAAGGAAGCCCTGATGGCCAAGCTTAACTACGATAAGGCTGACCTGATGAGCAACCCGAAGCTGGCCGAACTACTTAAGTTCCACGGCGTGGAACCCCCGATGAAGATTAGCCCGACCACCGGCAAGGAAACCTACGCTTTCGCCAAGAACGACGAAGCCTTCAAAGCATTGCTAGAGCATGAGAACCCGCAGGTGCAGGCTATTGTGGCAGCCCGTCTTGGGGTTAAGTCTACTCTGGAAGAGACAAGGACCGAGCGGTTTATCGGTGTGGCAGACAGAGGCACACTACCTATCCCCCTGCGGTACTACGCAGCCCACACCGGGCGCTGGGGCGGGGACGACAAGGTGAACATGCAGAACCTGCCGCGCAAGTCACCGCTGAAGAAGGCAATCAAGGCACCGGATGGGTATACCTTTATCGACTGCGACAGTAGCCAGATCGAAGCGCGCACCTTGGCGTGGCTGGCAGGGCAGGATGATCTTGTCGCTGCATTCGATGCAGGTGAGGACGTTTATAAGATCATGGCGTCCAGCATCTACGACAAGCCGGTTGACAAGGTTAACGACAGCGAACGCTTCGTAGGTAAGACCACGATCCTTGGTGCAGGATACGGCATGGGTGCGGCCAAGTTCCAAGCGCAGCTTAAGACCTTCGGTGTCGAGTTGCCGCTGGACGAGTGCCAGTACATCATCGCGGTGTACCGCCAGACTTATCCGATGATCCCGGCGCTGTGGAAGCAAGGGGGGCAGGCCATTAAGGCGATGATTAACCAGAACACCGCCGAGTTTGGGCGTGAAGGCGCTGTAGTGGTGAACCTGATGGGTATCCGCCTACCGAACAACCTGTACCTGAAGTACCCGAACCTGCGTGCGCAGACTGACCCGAAGACGGGGAACACTGAGTACGTCTACGACCAGAAGAAGGGCCGTGCGGTGATCCCGACCCGTATCTACGGCGGGAAGCTGACCGAGAACGTCTGTCAGGCACTTGCTCGTATCGTGATAGGCGAACAGATGCTGATGATCGCGCGCCGCCAACGTGTCGTCATGACGGTGCATGACGCGGTTGGTTCCATTGTGCCGAACCATGACGCTGAAGCTGGGCGAGCGTTCGTCGAGCAGTGTATGCGCATCCGACCGAAGTGGGCCATGGGCCTACCGCTTAACTGTGAAAGCAAGATGGGAGCAAGCTACGGGTAAGGAATTATTAATCTGAAAGGAGAGTGATATGGACCTGATTAGCATTGCCGTTGGTATTATTGCCGGTGTTTCGATTGGATACATCGCAGCTACGCTGCGCCAAGGGGAGCGGGCAGATAAACTTGAGTCCGAGTTGTTTAACCTACGGACTTCGCACGAAGCGCTGTACCGCGAATATTCCCGGCTTACTGACCGTGATTCGCGGGGCCGGTTTAAGGGGAGTAAGAAGTGAAGGTAAAACGTATTGAGCGTGGGTATACCTTGTTCCTATCAGAGCATGAGTATTCCATTCTGAACCGGATCATGTCGCACTTCGACATTGATAAGGAATGGCCCAACATGACTGTGGGTGAACGCCGATCATGGAGCCGCCGCATCCGGGGCGGTAGCTTCGTGCGCACAGATAAAGACTGCCGGAAGTACAAAGACTAACCCAAGAAGGAGCAAACTATGAAGACTAAAGCACGCAAGGTTATGGACCTGTTGAATAACGCACCGGGCATGACGAATAAGCAGGTAGCAGAGAAGGCAAAGTGCCACGTTAACTACGTCGGTATGATCCGCAAGAAGATGGCGCACGTCGAACCGTGCCCGGAGCAGGTGTTGGAACTGACGCCTGAGATGGAAGTGAAGGCTGACGATATCCAAGAAGGCGGTAACCACTACAAGCTTATGGGTGTGCAGCCGTGGGACATTTATGATACGTGGCCCGCAGAGCAGCGTATCGGTGCCTACCGCGCTAACTGCGTTAAGTATGTGATGCGTCTGGAAGACAAAGACAGCAGGGTGCTGAACGCACGCAAGCTAAAGCACTACGCCCAAAAGCTGGTCGAAGTGGCCGAGGAACTTGAAGCTAACTAAAAATATGGGGGTCAGGTGTTGCCATCTGGCCCCCACTGACCGATAAGAGGCTTTCGGTTTATCGGGGGAGCAACATGACCGCGTGGTCCTATTCATCCATCAAGACGTTTGACCAGTGCCCTAAGAAGTACTTCCACCTGAAGGTGGCAAAGGACGTCAAGGACGAAGGGAACGAAGCATCGCGCTACGGCAACGATGCCCACGAAGCTGCCGAGCATTACATCAAGCACGGTACGCCGATCCCCGATAAGTATGCCGTCATGCAGCCTGTCGTGCATACGCTGGCTAAGATACCGGGCGAGAAGCACGCCGAACTGAAGTTGGGCGTGAAGAAGACCCCCGACGGGTTTGAGCCGTGCGACTTTTTTGACAAGGACGTGTGGTACCGGGGTATCGTGGACTTGCTGATCGTGGATGGGTGGAACGCCCACATGATCGACTACAAGACCGGCAAGAACGCCAAGTACGCCGACATGAAGCAGCTAGACCTTATGGCTGGCGCAGTAATGGTACACTTCCCCGAAGTCATGCGGGTGAAGTCTGGGCTGGCCTATGTCGTGTCTAACGAGTTCATTAAGAAGGTGCACGTCCGTACAGAGCTATCGCAGTACATGGCGGTGTTCGAACCGCAGTTGCAGCAGCTTGAGGATGCCATGCAGGCTGGGGTGTTTAACCCCAAGTCTGGTCCGCTATGTGGCTGGTGTCCGGTGACTAGCTGTGAGCATCACCGCCCAAGGAGAAGGTAAGTGCTGGCGCGGCTGAAAGAGCCGCTGGACCCGTATCATCAGCGCCGTGCAGACAAGCATGGCTACCTGTACATCATTCAAGGTACGCGCGAACATGGGATAGTCATGTCCCCCGGCTGGATACCCCACAAGTACAAAGCACTTTACGAAGCTAGGTCTATCGCAACTGGTGTGATATGTACGTTCCGGCCTGAATGTATGGAGTTAATTGGCGANNGAGTACGAGAAATATCAGGGTACTCCGGAACAGATCAAGAAGCGGGCGATGCGCAATGCAGCCCGTGCCAAGATGATGAAGGCAGGCAAGGTCAAGAAGGGTGACGGGAAAGACGTTGCCCATGTTGTCGCTCTCGACAAGGGTGGCAGCAACACGACCGGACTGCGTGTAGAAAGCAAATCCGCCAACCGCTCATTCAAGCGGGACAGCAAGCGTAACCTCGTTTCCGAAACGAGCAACCGGGAACGCAAAAGGAAGAAGTGATGCAGATCGTTGACGATAAGGTGCTACTCGTCAAAACACCGAACCCCAAACCAATCCTGAACACAATCAAGAAGTCCAAGCTGCTTAGTGATGGCAACGTAGCCATACACTGGGGGATACAGGAAGCGCGCACACTAGCTGCCATGCAGCAGTTCGAGGTGCCTTCGCCTATCTTGCGCGACTACCAGTGGACTGGGCGGCTGACACCGTTCGACCATCAGAAGACCACGGCTTCCTTCCTGACCCTACATGAGCGGGCGTTCTGCTTTAACGAGCAAGGGACCGGCAAGACTGCCAGCGTTATCTGGGCAGCCGACTACCTGATGAAGCGTAACGAGGTTAAGCGCGTCCTGATCCTTTGTCCCTTGTCTATTATGGACAGTGCGTGGCGGCAGGACCTGTTTAAGTTTGCTATGCACCGTTCGTGCAGCGTGGCGCATGGCTCAGCCAAACAGCGTGCCAAGATCATTGCGGCTGGGTCTGAGTTTGTCTGCATTAACTTCGACGGTCTGGCTGTGGTCGAGGCAGAGATTGCTAACGGCGGGTTTGACCTGATCGTGGTAGACGAAGCGAACGCTTACAAGAACCCCATGACCAACCGCTGGAAGGTACTGAACCGTATCGTGCAGGCAACGCAGCCGCGTCTATGGATGCTTACGGGTACCCCGGCAGCACAAAGCCCGATTGACGCTTACGGTCTGGCCAAGCTGGTTAACCCTGACAACTGCCCGAAGTACTACGGCAGCTTCCGCGATAGCGTGATGTACAAGGTTACACAGTTCAAGTGGGCACCGCGCCCCAACGCAGAGCAGACGGTCCATAAGGTACTGCAACCGGCTATCCGGTTTGAGAAGAAGGACTGCCTTGACCTGCCGGAAGTGACGTACCTTGAGCGCGAAGCGCCGATGACCAAGATGCAGATGGCTTACTACAAGCAACTTAAGAGCGAGATGCTGATCGAAGCAGCGGGTGAGGAAGTCAGTGCAGTCAACGCAGCGACCAAGCTGAACAAGCTACTGCAAATCAGTGGGGGTGCGGTCTACACGGACACTGGTGAAGTGGTCGAGTTTGACGTCAGTAACCGTCTGAACGCTGTGCTGGAAGTAATCGAAGAAGCCAACAACAAGGTGCTGGTGTTCGTTCCGTTTACTCACACCATAGAGCTACTACGTGAGAAGCTAGAAAAAGCTAATATCAGCGTAGGTGTAATCAACGGTAAGGTACCGGTGTCAAAACGCACTGAAATCGTAACCCAGTTTCAGACGAACAAAGACCCGCATGTGCTGTTAATCCAGCCACAGGCTGCATCGCATGGGCTTACACTTACGGCAGCCGACACAATTATTTGGTACGCACCAGTGACCAGCGTGGAAACTTACCTTCAGGCGAACGCCCGGATTAACCGTCCGGGGCAGAAGAACGCCATGACCATCGTGCATATTCGCGGCAGCGATGTGGAGACCCGGCTGTACCACATGCTGCAAAGTAACATTGATAACCACGTTAAGATCATTGATCTGTACCGCCGCATTATGGAAGGAGATACTTGACACTGTAAAATGAGAGGTATACCTTGGTGCAACCATGAAGGAGCAACTATGGAAGACGTTAAAGACCTACCAGCGGACGAACTTGTCCGCATTTACCGCAAGATACGAAGTGTAGTTGAGGAAGTAGAAGAGGCCCACAAAGAGAAGATAGCTTCTCTGAAGGAGCAGCTTGAAGTAGTCGGTAACGCCCTGCTGGACATCTGCAACGAGCAGAACGCCGACAGCATCAAGACTTCCCAAGGCACAATTTCCCGCCGTGTTAACCAGCGCTACTGGACGACCGACTGGGAAAGTATGTACAAGTTCATCAAGGAAAACGATGCCTTCCCCCTATTGGAGCAGCGCATCCACAACGGGAACATGAAACAGTTCCTTGAGGAAAACCCTGATGCTATGCCAGCCGGTCTGCAATGCGACCGCAAGTATGTTGTGTCGGTTCGTAAGCCGACTGGAAAGTAAGGACGAGTAAAATGAGCAACCTGACCATCTTCAAAGAACAGAATGCCGTAGCCACCAGCAAGCGGGGCGGTTCGGCCCTTAGCCAGACGCTGGCACAGAACAACACGATGCGCCGCATCGCCACCAACACCAACGGTACCTTCAAGCGTATCGTCAACGGCGAACAGGTGGGCAATGCGATCCGTGGCGAGTTTAACTGCATCATCGTGGACGCACTGCCGAAGGTGAGCCGCACCTTCTATGCCGGTAAGTATGACCCGAATGCTAAGCCGACCCTGCCTGACTGTTGGTCGAACCTTGGCGACAAGCCGGAAGCTAATGCACCTAACAAGCAAGCCAAGAACTGCGCTGACTGTGCACAGAACATCAAGGGTTCGGGTGAGAACGGTGGTCGCGCTTGCCGCTTCCAGCGCCGTATTGCCATCCAGCTTGTGGGTGACCCGACCGGCGAAGTCTATCAGTTCAACGTCCCGGCAAAGTCGCTGTTCGGTAAGGGTAACGGTAACGTGCATCCCTTCGAAAGCTACGTGAAGTACCTGCTGGCTAACGGTGAAGCACCGGATACGGTGGTGACCAACATCAGCTACGACCTAAACGCTGACAGCATGGAACTGCTGTTCACCCCGCTGCGCGGCCTGACTGACGAAGAATACGACCGTGTCGTTGAAGCGCAGAACGACCCGGACACCAAGAAGTATATCCAGCTTACGGTTGCGCAGGTAGACGGTGCGACCAAGGCCGCTAACCCGGTTAAGCAGGAAGAACCGGAAGAGGAAGAACCGGCACCAGCCCCCAAGGTGGTCCGCTCGGACGAACCGGATGATGAAGATGAAGTAATCGCTGAACCTGTCAAGCGTAGTGCTGCCAAGTCGGCACCTGCTGTTACCCCGACTGCGAAGGCTGACCTTGCGTCTGTCCTGAACGACTGGGCTGACGATGACGAGGAAGCGTAACCCTCATGAGCCAAGGCTACAGCCTTAAGCTATGTGACCTTAATCGGCGGGCACCCAGCACATTGCTGGGTGTTCGTCTTGGTCGCGTATGTATTAAGCACGACATTCCAGCGTCACGCGTAGCGGACGAGATGGGCGTGTCTCGACAGACGGTGTACAACTGGTTCCGTGGCACTTCGCAGCCGAACGCCAGTCTAATCACACGCATAGAGCGGTTCATTTCAGCGCTTAGCTGACTTCAGCCTAACTCATTAAGGGGGAGACGGGGAAATCCCGTCTGAAGGCATGACTAACTTTGACCTCTTGACTGCGGTGCAGCCCGCTACCGGATGGTACGCAGTGGTAGGCATCAAGGGTGTCGATATTAAGCAGTACATTGTAGAAACACGCGAAGAGGTAGATCAGACTGTAGCTAACTTGGTAGCTGCACGATGGAATGTTTTCTTCGGTGTGGCCAAGTTCCAAGGTCCCGGTGGCCGGAAGAAGAGCAACGTACAGGCACTCAAGTCATTCTGGCTTGATATCGACTGCGGACCCGACAAGGCAGCCACAAACGAGAAGACCGGCAGACCGGGTGGGTACATCGACCAGCTTTCGGCTTTTGCCGCGCTGCGCCGTTTCTGCTCCACTATCGGACTACCCAAGCCTATCGTCGTTAACTCTGGGCGCGGTCTGCACGTATACTGGCCGCTTACGGAAGACGTAACGCCTGAACAGTGGGAACCGGTGGCAGCACGCTTGCGTGACCTGTGCCAGACCCATGACCTGCACGTTGACCCGGTGGTGTTCGAAACGGCGCGCATCCTGCGCGTACCCGGCACTTTCAACTTCAAGGACGATCCTGCTCTTGAAGTACAGGTACTGACTGAGGGTAAGCCTACAGCGTTCGAAGACTTCCGGTCGATCCTTGGTGTGAAAGAGCAGGCGGCTACGCCCGCCGTGCCGCCCGCCAAGCGCAAGTCTATGCTGGGGCAGATGCTTCAGGACAGCATGAGCAAGTCGTTCTCCAAGATCATGCGCCGTTCGGCCAAGGGTGATGGGTGCGCACAGCTTCTTGACTGCTACCAGAACCGGGATTCGCTTACCGAAGCACGGTGGTTCGACGCTCTGTCTGTGGCTAAGTTCTGCTCTGACAGGGATAAGGCCATTCACCTTATCTCGCACGGGCATCCGGACTACGACCCGGACAAGACCGAGCAGAAGATCAAGCACATCGAAGGCCCGCACAACTGCGCTACCTTTGACCGGAATAATCCCGGCCTGTGTGCGTCATGCCCGCACTTCGGTAAGATCAAGAACCCGATCATGCTGGGTATGGAGGTCAAGCAGGCTAACGCGCAGGACCGCACAGTCGAGTTCACCAATGACGACGGCGAAGCGGAAGTACTGACCATACCAGAGTACCCGGAGCCGTACTACCGGGGGCAAAAGGGCGGGATATGGCGCAAGGTCGATGACCCTGAAGCTGCTCCGGTCTTTGTTTATGAGCATGACCTTTACGTGGTTAAGCGCATGAACGACCCGGTAGAAGGCGATGTGGTTGTCATGCGGGTGCATATGCCGCGCGATGGCGTCAAAGAGTTTATCATCGCTAACTCTAAGGTCATGGACAAGACGGAACTGCGTAAGACGCTGGCTTCAGTGGGCGTGGTCTGTCCGGCTAAGCGCTTCGAACTTATCTTTGATATGCTGATCCTTTCAATCAGCGAACTGCAACACAAACACAAGGCGGAACTTATGCGACTTCAATTCGGCTGGGCCGACAATGACAGCAAGTTTATCGTCGGTGATAAGGAAATCACGGCAGAAGGCACCTATTACAGCCCGCCTTCATCGGTCACCAGCGCGATTGCTGAACACCTAACTACCAAGGGTACGCTTGAAAAGTGGCGGGAAGTCTTCAACCTGTACAACACGCCGGGGCTTGAAGCCCATGCGTTCGCGGCGCTGACTGCCTTTGGCGCTCCGCTGTTGAAGTTTACCGGACAGTCGGGTGCGGCGATCAATGTCATTCACCCCAACTCTGGTACGGGTAAGACGACCATCCTGCATATGTGCAACTCGGTCTGGGGCAACCCGAAGGACCTGTGCTCGACGCAGAAGGACACGGATAACGCTCGTATCCTGAAGCTGGGCATACACAACAACCTGCCGTACTGCGTGGACGAAATCACGAACATGCACCCCATGGCTTTCTCCGACCTGATCTACGCTATGTCGAACGGGAAAGGTAAGGACCGCATGGAAGCCAGCGGCAACAAGCTGCGGGCTAACAATACCAAGTGGCAGACTATCTCACTCTGCTCGTCCAATGCTTCGTTCTATGAAAAGCTGACCGGCCCGAAGTCTACCCCCGATGGGGAAATGATGCGGCTCATTGAGTATAAGATCGACTACACTGACGTTCTCGACGTCAGCTTGGCTAAGCGCATGTTCGACCATCAGCTTATGGACAACTACGGTCACGCAGGACCGATCTATGCAGAATGGCTAGTCAAGAACAAGGAAGAGGCAGAGCGTACCGTCAAGGCGATCCAAGCTAAGATTGACGCCGAACTCAAGCTGACGCAGCGGGAACGTTTCTGGTCTGCACAGGTAGCGTCCAATATTTCCGGTGGCCTTATCGCAGTTAAGTATCTGTTCCTGATGGACTGGGATATGCCCCGGATTTATGAATGGGCGTGCAAGATGATCTTGTCCCTACGTGAAGACGTGAAGCCTCCTGCAACGGACACGGCAAGCATTATCGGTGACTATCTGAACCGCCACATTAACAACGTGCTGGTGGTTGACGATACCGTGGATAAGCGCAGCAACATGCGCAAGGAACCGATACTGCTTCCGAAGGGTGAACTGCTGATCCGTTACGAACCGGACACCAAGAAGCTGTTTATTGCAGCAAAGCCCTTCCGTGCCGACTGCGTGGCCTTCCAAGTGAACTACAAGGAGACCATCGAAGCGCTGAAGCGGGATGGGGTGTATATCGGCGCAGGCACAAAGCGCCTGTCTAAGGGTATGGCTATCGACACGGGTACGGTCCATTGCCTTGAGTTTGATACGTCAGCGGGCAGCTTCCTCGACATGAGCGAAGTCGTCCCCACACCGGAAGAGGCTGAAGCCGATGCTGGTGGAGGGAGTTAAGTACGACATTAACTGGAAGGCATTCCGACCGGGCACGTCGATCTTTATCCCGTGCCTGAACCCCAAGGCTGCAAAAGCGCAGGTCTTGGCGGTAGCTAAACGGCTCCGTATCAAGATATTGATACGCGTAGTCATAGAGGAAGGAATTAGGGGTTTACGAATCTGGCGCGAACGGATATGAACGGTATTGGAAGTTTGCTCCTTCCGGTGGTTTGACCGACCTCATCGTGACCCCCCAGCCTGCACCGCTGGGGGGTTTTCTTTTATGGCCTGAATTGTTCTGCCATCTGGACGTCCCGCTGACCCGTCTGCTTATTAACCCGCATGCCGCCTACGGTCATGCCGCGCACCTTGTCACGCGAACGAGCAGACTTAACCAAGTCAGGGATTTCGATTACGAACGTAGGATCAGGGTAGGTACGGTTGAACGGCAGTACCTTCTCCTTGTAGAACTTGTTCAGGTCCTGAACGTTGTTCATTTCCCCGTCACGCCGCATGCGGTCGAACTCGTTGAAGATATCGTTGCGCTCGGCATTGATCTTCTCTTCGTTCTTGGCGCGGGTGATGTAGTAGTCCTGCCAGCGGGCCAGACCCATAGACCGAAAGCCCAGCGCCGTGCGGATTTGGTCGAACTCCTTCAGTTCGCTGCGGTCGATGATGGTGTTGCCCTTGCGGTCCTTGATGCCTTCTTCTCCCTGTATCGCTGCGGCAACCCAAGTACGGGCAAAGGCGGGAAGCGCCTTCTTCAGGGCACCGTTCATATCGCCTTCAGCCATCAGGTCGCCAGCGCTAACGAGGTTAGCTACCATCTGCCCGCCTGCCACGTTAGCCAGAACAGTGTTCATTACGGTTTCCCAAGTGCTGTCACCGGCAACGGCTTCGCGGAACCACATGTTCTTAATATCTAGCGAGGTACGGCTAGTAAGGTCGGTGTTGGTCACTGCACTGACAGGACCGTTAATGATGATATCGGCAAGGTTAATATCACCAAGCTGCTGAGTGCCCAAGGTATCCATGATCCACTTACGGAACATAGTGTCGCTGTCATAGGCAACGCGCGGGTCAAGCCCCATCAGCTTGCGGACGTCTTCGTCGTCTTCTTCATCGAAGCTGTCGGCAAGTGCCCAAGCCAGCAGCGAGTACAGCGGCATACCGGCGATACCGCCAAAGACACCGGCCATCATGGTGACGCCCATCAGTTCCTTCAGTGCACCTGCGCCAGTAGCCCGTGCTTCCTTGTCGCCGCCCGGACGGAGTGCAGCCATACCCTTAGCGATATCGCGCACCGCACCCACCATGAATTTGGTCTGCACAATGGGGTACATCTTGAACAGGAACAGAGCACGGGTCAGGTTACCCTTAGCCAGACGCGGGCGTTCGAAGTTAGAGTAGTCGCCCAGCGTGTCGCGCGTTGCGTCCATGGCCTTACTGACTGCGTGTTCGAAGGCTTCTTCTTCCTTGCCGGGGTTCTTTTCAAGGAAGGTGTCGTAGGCCAGTTCGAAGTTCATGTAGTACGCAGCCTGTCGGCTGATGTTTTCCGTACCTTGGAACAGCACGCTCATGATATTTGCGGCTTCGGTAGCACCGTTAGCCACCATGCGGGACACACCCTTGCGGTTCTTCTTGGTCGTTTCGCGCTCGTTCTGGACCAGCGTGTCGGTCACAGTTTCGAGGATATTGCTCTCCATCCCGGCCTGACGGGCACGGCGTAGCAGTTCGCCGCGCGGCGTTTTAGCGTTAACGATTTTCGAGCCGTTAAGATCAGGCATGATTGCATGCAGTTCATCACCCAAGCCCGACTTCTCTTTGACTACGCGCGTATTACCAAGCGTCTTCCAGACCTTCATGTACTGAATGTACTTAGCGGTGCCTCGGTTGAAGCCGTACTCGCGCCACATGCGAGGTAGAACGCGAATGGGTATCGACGTCAGGTTGACCAGTGCCGTTGCCGCAGACGTCAGGTAGTAGAAGTAAGACGCGCGGTTCAGCATGTTGACGATGGCATTCTGCGGGTCAGGATTGATTTCCTGCTCAGCGCGGGCCTCAATCTCGCTTATGACAGTATTAAGCTTTGCCTGTTCGCTGGCTGTCCGTTCGTTTCCAAGCTCTACGTTTTCACGCGCACCCTTAACTTCCTTACGCACATCCCCAGCGTAGGCCATCTTGCTAAGCTGGTTGGAGTAAGCCGTAACTTGGTTAGAGAACTGGCGCAGCAAGTCCTGCTGCATACCAATTATGTTTTCAGAGTGCATGAAGCGGCGGCGCACCGACCGTTCCGGCGTGGACAGCAACCACGTCTGGTAAACTGCATCAGACAGTTCGATGAAGTCCTTGCTAGTGGCAAAGCCACGCTCTGCTACAGTAGCGTTAGCCTTACCCATCAGGTCAAAGACCTGCTGCATCATCATATCTTCTGACTTCAGGTCTTCCTGCAATTCGGCAATGTCGTTACCGATCTTGAGGACACCGCCGCTCTTTTCTGGGTCAACGCCCAGCCGCTCTGCGACTGCCTTCCATGCACGGTTGCGCTCGCGCGCCGTGTCGAACTGGTAGAACTCCTTCTGACGGGTTCCGTTCCGGTCAGCGGTTACGCGCAGCCAGTATTTACCTTCACGCATGAAGGGGAAGTAATCCTTACCGAACAGGTCCGGGTCGATATCAGCAAAGATATCACCCTGCTTACGGCGTTCTTCCGGGGTTAGCGCAGCGCGCATCATATCTGCACGCAGGTCCTTTAGGCGCTTGGCCATCTTCTTGCCGGTTTCGTCTTCGCCCATCAGCCCTTCAATGCGAGCATCAAGCAAAGCAAGTTCAGCTTCGAACATGTCCTTATAGAACTGGCGCATATCCTTATAAAGCTGCTGACCACCCTTCATCTTACCCAGCTTGTCCCACTGCGCGTAGGAGTCACGGATGCGACGAGTGATTTCAGCAAGCTGCTCAACGTGACCGGAAGTAACTACCCCGTCCTTCGCATCGCGGGTAAGTTTGTTGGTTAGGTCGATAAGCTGCGGCGAAGGCTGAGCCTTGTCACCCTTCTTCTGGACTAGGCTCTTCTTGGCTATAACCAATGCTTTGATATCGGCAATGATCTGATCTGCGAGCTTCTTGTCGTTCGCATTCTTCCGGATCAGGTCTTCGACCGCCTTGACGACACCGTGCTTCTGCAAGGCTTCCTCAACGGAAGCAAACTCACCTGCTTCCAGTTCGTTAATACGAAATGTGATCTGGGTCAGAGCAAGCTGGTTGTTATCATCGTTAACCAAGAACTGCTGCAAGCGCTTAGCAATTGGGTCAGCGGCCTTAGCGATATTGACCTTCATGTTGCTCATGTTGTGAATGAGCTTGTCAATACGCTTCAGGGCAGGGATTTCACTGCCGAACCAGTCGAGGATGCCCGAAGTAGGCAGTGAGTAGAGCGTAGCCTTCAGCGTGGTCGGACCCCAAGCTTCCGGGGTTTCCTTAACCAGATCAATAACCGGCTTAACACTACGGGCCTTGACAGCATCTTCGATACCACTGGCTATTCCGTTAGTGTCGTTGGAACGCTC